AATCGCTTTGATTGCTTTCGCGCTATCGAAACTGAAAATCTTATTCTGCATGTTATTCCCCTATTATTCCTGTTGCTAGTTTGATTGTTACTTCTCTTGCGAAAGAATTGCCGCTTTCAAATCTGCATTTGCAGCAATGAGATGAAAGCCCATCCCGTACCATCTGACATAAACGCCATCTGTTTCGTTATACCGTTCCGCAAATCCTTGGATGCCGTTAAAAGTAAATTTCCACATTTTCATTCCCCTGTTATTCCTGTTTCGCGTACCTGGTAGCGTACCTGGTAGCATGGATTAGAAATTAATTATCATTCCGATTTGTGTCAACACATATTATACACAAAACGTAATTAATTTATTCGGGAACGTAACACATTGAAAACAATCAAGAAAACGAAAGCGATTGCGGGATTAACACCTAGAGGTGAAACAGATTTAAGACGTTTTTCTGTTTATCCGTCACGCGCTGTAATGGATTTGAGCTTGTCTATTAATGACATTCGGACGCTATTGGCTCTTGGCTTATATACAAGCGGAAGCGGGGTAGCATTCCCAACTCTACAGACAATAGGCGCGTATACCGGACAAGGGACAGCGGGCAATCAAGCGGCTTTACGTCGTCTAATAGACAAGGGATATATCCGAAAGCTTCAACCTAAATGGTATGCCGGGCAATCATCGCCCTGGTTAACAGATAGATACCAGGTGCTCTACTCAAAGGATGATCCGGTCCCTACTAAAGAGCAGCTACAAGAGTCGAAGGCCTTTAACATTCACTCTTTAGAGCCACAAGGTATTAGTAGCAAAGAGGAATCATCTAACAATCATGATCATACTGTTAGGGTTCAAGGGATTGAGAATTGTTTTAGGTCAATACTAAACACTTATGGTGTTACCGTTACTCAATCTCAATTCCTTCCCGCTTCCTCTCTTGTCTCCCAAGGGATAGAGCTTGATGAATTCAAGCGACTAGCATCGCTTGCAGTCTCTCAATGGCTACGCTCTAAGGGCTCTGTACCTAGTGGTCTACAGCAACTCATAGACGCGGGGTCTTTCTCGCCGGCCACCCCTTCCCCCCCGCCCCGTCCGCTCTAGTACGGGGTATGTCACACGATTTTTTTCTCGTTTTTCGTAGGGTGTTTTAGGTGTTGTTCAGGAACTCTTCTCGGTTGCCCTACTACTCATGCTTACCAGCATGGTTGTTTCATGCGTGCCGGAACACGCATACCCTTGGGTGTTACTCTTTATATTGGGGACACCCTTCGGGTTATAAGGGGTTCGTGTATGTTTTGTAAATAGTGTCAAGGGGGTTTTAACTAGTTATGAACAGGAGATTGTAGATAATGACCAGTGTTAGACAGTTTAGACGTGTTTTGAGTTCCAACAGGGTGGATGGGAAGAAGGAGGCGGTGTTGGAAGAGCTAGAAATACTTGGCTCTTCTAAGATTACGGATGTGCTGTCGTGGGATCAGACTGGAAGAGTTAGTGTTATTCCCAGTTATGATTTGCCGGAGCATACTCGGAAGGCGATTAAGAAGATAAAGATCAGGCCGACCAAGGATGGCAACGAGATTGAAGTGGAAATGCACGATAAGATGTCTGCTTTGCGGTTGCTCTCCAAGCATTACGGGTTATTGGAGAACCTCAGTGATGATGCGCGGCCTACTATCATGGGTATTAATCTCAAAGGCCCGGTTGTAACGAATTATACCATTACAGAAAGTCCATTAGATGAAGAAGCCAATGAAGAGGAAGCAACCGCCGAGATCGTCTGATACGTCTGACGTGACCCTCGGTGGCCTAGAGCTTGATTTTACTCAGGCCCCTACCACTTGGGAGTTCCTGCACGACACATCATTCTTTCGTGGATTGCTCGGCCCTGTAGGTAGCGGCAAGTCGTATGGCTGCGCTGCCGAGATCTTCCTGAAGGCCGTGCAACAGGCTCCGTCTCCGGTCGATAATGTGCGCTATACCAGATTTGTGATTGTCAGAAACTCGTATCCTGAGTTGCGGACGACTACTATCAAGACGTGGGGTACGCTCTTTCCTGAAGACGTGTGGGGGCCAATGAGATGGTCACCGCCTATCACCCATCACCTTAAACTGCCAAGCAGAGACGGTATCCCTGGCGTTGATTGCGAGGTTATCTTTCTTGCCCTCGACCAGCCCAAGGATGTCAGGAAGTTGCTGTCTCTTGAGTTAACCGGAGCATGGGTAAACGAGGCACGGGAATTGCCCCTAGCTGTTATCCAAGGCTTGACACATCGTGTAGGCCGCTATCCAACCAAGCAGCACGGTGGCCCTACTTGGCGTGGGATATGGGCAGATACCAACCCTATGGACAATGACCACTGGTGGTATCGCCTAGCAGAGAAAGAGCCTATCCGAGGAAAGTACAAGTGGTCGTTCTTCAAGCAGCCGTCAGGAATGGTTGAATGCACCGGAGATACACCAGGAGCCTTGCCAGCGGCAGGTAGATTCTGGACGATGAACCCAGAGGCCGAGAACATCGGTAACCTGCCTCCTGGTTATTATGAGCAGCAGCTCGGCGGCAAGAACCTTGACTGGATCAGGTGCTATGTCGGTGGCGAATATGTGTATGTACAAGAAGGCAAAGCCGTATGGCCTGAGTATATGGACAGCCTGATGAGCGTAGAAGCACTGGATTACGACCCTAGTGTGCCAATTCAGGTAGGATTGGACTTTGGATTGACGCCAGCAGCAGTCATTGGACAGAAGATGAGGAACGGTCGGTGGCATATTCTGCATGAAATCGTGTCATTCAGCATGGGTCTGGAGCGTTTCGGGCAGATTTTAATCCACGATATCCAGACAAGATTCCCAAAAGCGCAAATATTCATCTGGGGAGATCCTGCTGGTGTTGCCAGAGACGGGATTTTCGAGGTTACAGCGTTCGATTATCTCAAAACACTTGGATTGAATGCCCAACCTACGGCATCCAATGACTTTATGGTGCGTCGGGAAGCTGGTGCGCTGCCAATGCAGAGGCTAATTGATGGCAAACCAGGCATAATTGTGGCACATGACTGCCAAAGATTGCGTAAATCACTGGCTGGTGGCTACCATTTCAAGCGGGTTGGTGTCGGTGGCGGAACAGATAGGTTCAAAGATGCGCCCAACAAGAACGAACACTCGCATATCGGTGACGCATACGGCTATCTGATGCTAGGTGGTGGCGAATTCAGGACACTGACACGGGGTCACATGATGGGTAGATCGCAACCAAGGTCAACAATAGCCAACCATGACTTCGAGATCTTTGCATGATCGTGCCTGATGACTTCATAGCGGAGTTAAATCTGAGCGATAGAATAAGAGTTGTGCCGTTTCACTACGGACACATCCACATGATGCAGCTATCTGACCTTGATCGCAGAGCCGCAAACGCTTTGCCTGACTTTAACGAGCGTATCCAGTCATATGCCGACGCCTATCCCAGCATGACAGTGATGATCGACAACAAGATTATCCTGTCCTCTGGCCTATTCCAGCTCTGGCCCAGCACGTATGAACTATGGATGTTCAAAAGTGACGACCTTGCCAAGCAAAACGCACTCGACCTGACACGCAAAGCCAAGATGTTTGTATCTTATACGACACAACTGTCCTATTTACGACGTTTGCAGATTGTTGTCAGAAATGATAATAGTCCAGCGATGCGTTGGGCCGAGCTAATCGGGTTCAATTATGAGGCAACTCTAACGGCATATACCCCTGACGGTGTAGATTGCCATGTATATACGAGGTTCAATCATGGGTTTTCTAGCACCGAAAATTGATACATCTGCTCAGAAAAAGCAGGCTGAGGTACAGGCCAAGCAGGAAGCTCGCATTGAAACTCAGGAAGCAGAGGCTGGTCAGCGCACGGCGGCATCAATCAAGGCCCGTCAGTACGGTGGTATGCGTCAGCTTCTCAGCCCTGAGCGTCTGGCACCTGAAATCGGCCTGTCAAAAAGCCTGAGTGGAATGTAACCAATGGTTGCCAAGAAGTACCAGAACCCTGAAGGTGGCCTGAACGCTGCTGGACGGGCGTATTTCAAGCGCACTGAAGGCTCTAACTTGAAGGCTCCCGTGAAAGGTGCGCCTAAAAGTCGTGAGGCACTAGGACGGAAGGCTAGTTTCTTGGCGAGAATGGCAGGAGTTAAGGGGCCAGACTTCGACGAGAAGGGCAAACCGACCAGAAAACTACTAGCTCTTAGGGCATGGGGCGCATCTTCAAGTGCTGATGCAAAGAAGAAGGCGGCTGCTCTCAGTGCTAGAATCAAGAATATGAAGGATTGAACATGGCAGAAGTATGGGACAAGCCTCGACCAAAAGGATTGGGTGCTAGCAAAAAGCTAACTCCTGAGCAGAAGGCGTCTGCCAAGGCTATGGCTAAAAAGGCTGGTCGTCCGTATCCGAACATGGTTGATAACATTCGTGCGTCTATGAAGGGGAAGAAGTAATGCCAATGAAAAAAGGTTCTTCGCAGAAGACAATTTCTACAAACATCCGTGCTGAGATGAAAAAGGGGTATCCCCAAAAACAGGCTATCGCAATGGCAATGTCATCCGCTGGAAAGTCAAAACCCTCCGGTAAATCAATGCCCAGTAAAGGGAAATAATTATGGCTACGATCCAGCATACGAATACAGCTACAGATGGAGCGATTGTATATACGTGGACTGGTATGGCTAACAATGATGTAGGAAGTGCCATATTTATAAATGGCAAACATCATTTGACAGCCCAAGTGTACGGCACGTTCAATGCGGCAACGGTTGAGTTTGACGGCTCTATGGATGGAACCAATTTTGTGTCTGCCGTAAAAAAATCTACAGGTGGTAGTGTATCTTTTACCGCCGCAGGTATGGCAGCTTTCGACACAGAGCCATTGTACGTTCGTCCGAAGGCAACTGGTGGCGGTGTTTCAACAAGCGTGACTTGCGTTTTGCTGGTTCGCGGTGATTAAGGATTAAGTTATGGCAAGGATGAGCGTAGAAAACATTATGAAGCGTTCATCGCTTGCATCTTCACGCAAGGATGAGTGGCGTACAATCTATCAGGAATGCTATGAATACGCATTGCCACAGCGCAATCTGTATGATGGCTTCTATGAAGGTGGCGTACCCGGTCAAAAGAAGATGAGCAAGGTCTTCGATTCGACCGCCATTCATTCGACACAGCGATTTGCTAACAAAATCCAGTCTAGTCTGTTTCCTCCATATCGTGCGTGGTGCAGATTACAGGCTGGCAACGAGATCCCGATTGAGCGTAGATGGGAGATCCAACGTGTTCTGGACGCATATAATGAACAAATGTTCTCTATTCTCAGACAAACTAACT